CTGCTTACCGTATCAGGGCAGTATATTAAGCCTTAGCGGTAAAACCGAAGGATATGTGACAATTGATGAGGCAAAAGGGAATGGGTTGTTCCACCCTAACTGTATACATTCCTTTGCCGTAACACAAAATGTTTTGAATGAATATAAACAAAGAGCTTAGAAAGGATTTCTTATGTCAGGAACAGAAGAATTGAACAACAATCAGCCCGGTGCTGAAACAAAAGAGAAGGATATACAGCCAGGAGCTGAAATCCAAAGTCTGAAAGAACAAATCTCAGAATTGCGCAAGGAGGCTGCAAAGTACAGAACAGCAGCCAAGAGCAATGCAGGTGAAAAGCAATCAATAGAAGAGCAGCTGAAAGCTTTACAGGATGAGTTTGCTAAAACAAAAAAAGAAAATCAAACTGTAAAACGTACCGCACTGCTTGATAAAGCCGGGTGTATTAAATCGGATTTAGTTGTAAATATTATTCCAGAAGATTGCGATGATATTGAAGCTTG